TTGACAGACTTCAAATACCACGATACGAACTGTATGGAAGGGATAAAGACCCTGTTCGTAATGCCATCAATCAAAAGGTATTAGGTGAAAGATTACCTGAGATGATGCTTTCATACATGAAGTCCGCTGACTACCAGATTATGAACGATGTTGAACGTGCCGCATATATTAAGCGCATGGTTAACTTAACTGCTAAAGAGATAGGACTCAGAGATATTGTTGACGGTCAAATGGAAGAGATGGTTGAGAAGGATAAGCCATACTTCTATAATCAAATTATGCGTGAGGCATATGAAGGTATCAATAGACGAGATCGCCGTTTGCTAGAGCAGATGTGGGAAGAGTCTGACGAATACAACGGAATGACTGTCTACGAAGCAGGTGCGTTTATCTGGGCAGTTAACACATACAAGGATGCGATACTAGGAAGAATCCAATAATAAAAAACCCCTCATTGCGAGGGGTCTGATGGTTTGTAGCCAATACGGACGCATTGACTAGCGGGTGGGACCATTGGTCAATGTCTCAAAGTATGCGGCATTAAAACCACGTTCCCATTCCCTACTCTGTAAATCATCCTTACGTTGATATGGGTTCTTCGTGAAGCCACGCCTAAACGCTTGGTAGCCTTTTTGAAATTGAATCTTTAAAGGGGCAGAGCGTAATCTTGACATTGATACTTTCCTCCATATAGTTATATGCGGATTATATCAAATGTCAAGCACATAAACAAATGTTATTTACGCATCTTCCTTTTCATGTATCTGATGGTAGCCTCCAGTTCTTTGATTCTTTGATTAAGTTTTGCGAATTCTTGCTTAACTTGATCTTGACTCATGCGGCCTGCCACCCCCAATCATCACCTTCCATACCTGCGGCATTGTAATCTGTCACAACACCCTCAAAGAAATTCTTGTGCGAATCTCCTGATACCACCCAATCTACCCATGGTAGTGGGTTCTCTTTAACTTTGTAGTTACCCTTCAAACCCAACTGAATCAGTCGTCTGTCGGCGATGTACCTAATATATTTTTTAACTTCTTTTTGACTGAGTCCTTCCAAATCTCCCATCTCATACGCAAGTTCAATAACTTTGTCTTCAAGAGCAACTGCATCTCTAACCATTTGATAGATATCTGATTTAAATTCATCTGTTACAATCCTTGGATGTTCTTCACAAAATGTACGGAATAGTTTTGTCATACCTTCACAGTGCATCGTTTCATCACGTATGCTCCACTCGACAATCTCACACATACCACGCATCTTACCTGTACGTTGATAGTTTAATAGCATTACAAACGCACTGAACAAACTCATGCCTTCATTGATTACTGACCGGGCAACTGCCTTGGCTAAGCCTGACAGTGTGTTTACATCAATATCAGCCATAAACTCAATCTTGTCAGCCATCTGCTGATACTCTAAGAAAGCTGAAAACTCTTCTTCGGGCAGTCCTAATGTGTCGTTGAGTAAAGCGTAACTACGCTGATGAACAAATTCACGATTAGCAAAGCTAGTAAGCATAGCCCGTATTTCGTTATTCTTGAATTTAGGTATGTAAGACTCCAAGTAGTTTGTTCCAACTTGGACATCCGACTGCGTAAAGAGTCTAAGGATCTGTGTAATATGGTTTCTCTCGACATCACTTAACTTCCCGTTATTCCACTGCGCTACGTCATCTTGTAACTTAGCTTCCCATTCACCCCAATGCACCTTTTCATGCTTGACAGCGAAGTCCACAGCCCATGGATATAGAAATGGTTTGTATGTTTTTGATTGTTCTAGTAGGGGCATTATACCACTCCGTTTGTTTTGTAGATAAAAAAGCCCACCGAAGTGGGCACCGTTAAGTAGTTATACTCAAGCGAGAAAATCTGTCAAGACTTGACTTTTTGTAATTTGTTACGTAATTCGTTAACTTGTTGTCTTAGTTGAACAATTTCATCTGCGGCTTTTTGCGCTAGCGCATCTGGGATAACTTTAGTCTCCCAGCCTATATCTGTTTCGTTTATCATCTCTAGTGCTTGCGCCTGACGTAGTATCTTAACTAGGTCAAACTCTTCATCAAAATCTTTACTCATGGTCTTCGTACCCATCATGTTCATCATCATAACAGCCATGTAGTTGTGTAAAAAACTCATCCAATCCTGAGTAACACATGGCGCAGAACGCTACAGGAAGTACGCCTAAGTATCCGTCAATACCGCCCTCAAGCTCAATGTCAAACTCGCAATGGCACACTGAACATACTAATTCATTATGGCTTCTATCTCTCTCTGTAGTCACGTACTCTGCTGGACCCACCGCTATACGTATTAATTTTTTTCTTGCCATCTAATCATCCCTGACAACTAATACATTCTTCTGTATCCTCATCAGAGAAATTTTTTAACGCATTGCGTTCAATTAACGCACCTACTTTATCAGCAGATACTCCTGCGTTTGTACGTAGATAATACAGACCTTTTAATCCCTCTTTCCACGCTTTGATATGGACAGAGTTGACATACGCCTTCGGCGAACCCGAGGGAAAAAATAGATTAACGCTTTGTCCTTGACAGATGAATTCCTGACGCTTGGCCGAATGTTCCACAACCCACGATTGGTCAAGTTCAAACGCAGTCTTAAACGTTTTGCGTTCTTGCTCGCTGAGGAATTCCAGATGCTGTGCCGACCCCTCATTAGAAATGATAGACTTCCACGTTGTTTCAGTATTTTCACCGTGTTCCTCCAATACTCTTTCTAGTGCTTTGTTCTTAACCAGATGCGCACCTGCACGTGTTCTATGTGTATACGCATTCGACTTGATAGGCTCAATAGACGCTGAGCACCCGCATATGATAGACGAGTTAGCATTCGGAGCAATCGCAAGTAGATGAGCATTACGCCGCCCTGTGCCTGCCATATCAGGTGCTTCGCCCCTTTCCTTACCAAGGTTGTAGGTTGATTTAAGAGCATCCTCCTTGATGCGCTTAAACATTTGATAATTTTCACTAGCCGCCTGCCAAGATTCCCAAGCAATTCCTTTGCTTTGCAGGTAGCCGTGAAAGCCCATTGCTCCAAGACCAACTGATCTTTCCATGTACGCACTGAACTTAGCCTTCTCTAACTCTTCCGGAGCATGTCGGATAAAGAATTTAAGGACGTTATCCAAGAGTCGTACCAAGTCTTGTACCATTCTTGTAGATTGCCATTCATCCCACTTTTCGAGATTGACTGAGGAGAGACAGCAAACTGCTGTGCGTTCTTCAGATGTTGCGAGATGTATTTCATTGCAGAGATTAGAGCCTCTAACTGAGAGTCCAAGTGCTCTTTGAGAATCCTGTAGCCCTCTGTTTGCTGTGTCGATAAAGTTGAGATATGGTGAGCCTGTTCTGAAACGAGCTTCAAGTATTCTTTGCCACAACTCTCTAGCTTGGATTGTACTTCTGATAGCTCCTGAATCAGGGCATCGTAGTTCCCATTGTTCTCCATTTTGTACTGCCTCCATAAAAGCATCGGTGATATTTACTGCATTAAACAGGTTGAAGCATTTCCTGTTCGCATCCCCTCCAGTAGGGACTTTAAAATTTACAAACTCAATGATCTCTGGATGCGACACATCGAGGTATGCGGCGTAAGAACCCTTGCGAGTCTTACCTTGTTTGTAAGCTGTCATCTGTGAATCGACAACTTTCATAAATGGGATAACACCCGGAGCTTTATCACTTACAGGGCGTACATCAGACCAGTGACCGCCGACTCCACCTCCTTTGACAGATAACCATGCAACTTCAGTATTGTGAGAAATAAGGGAGTCCAGATTGTCACCAACATAAGTGAGAAAACAACTGATAGGAAGACCCTTGACGGATTGTCCATCTTCGGGTGCGTTACTGAGTACAGGGCTAGCAAACATAAACCAACACTTGCTAGCGTAGTCATAAATCCGTTGAGCAAAAGCATAGTCACCCTCACAATATGCGACAGCGGCACGTGCAAATGCCTGCTGTGGCGATGTTTCGTTTTCAAGCATGTAGTAATCTTTAAGAAGTATTTGTGCTTGCTCGGTTAAATTATCATCTCTTGCAAGATCGATGTTGATACCTAAGTAATCCATCAATCAAGTCCTTCAATGTCAATTGAGATTCGCTTGAGATTCGCACCCGGAATGTCATACACACACGCATCGAGTACTTCTTCGACTGTTTCTGATACTCCGTCTGCTGTTCTATACTCTGGGGATAGCTCTTCCGTGTCGATCTCAAAATCTAATTCCACCTGTACGTCTATAACCCGTGACATTACCAATTAACTCCCTCAGTTTTTTTCATTAGCTCTTCAGCTTTTCTGAGGTACCACAAGGCTTTTCTTACGTTGGCAAGAGGGTCACCCTTATTCCAAAAACGGGTGCCGGTATACTTTAGGAAATTGCCATGGCAATAATGAATAGCATTGTAAGGTCCAAGTACGTCGATAATGTAATCTATTGTCTCGATTTCTCCAGTATTGTAATGCTCTGGTCTATTAATCTCGTCGTACAGTTCATCTTCAACCATGTCTTCAATGACTGCATTAACTTCTGGCGACAAACTTTCACGTATATCCTTGAAACTCATTATGCATTCCCGTGCGTCTTCGTATTAAAATTCAGAGTGATGACATTGCCTTCTTTGCTACGTACAAAACTCGGCTCCTTTTCTTGCATGTCATCTACAAATTCATCGATAAGTTCTTGATAATTTTTAACAAAGTGTTCTCTGATGTACTCCATAAGTTCTGAATCGGCTTCCATTAGAGTTAGGGTAGATGCCATCATACCGACAACGCTTCGTATCTTAGTTAATTCTTCAACATCTAAATCGTCAAGTATATCTTCTTCAATATGTGCTGATACTGCACCATTCCATGTTCCATTTTCAAACTCTGGCGTTAGCACTACCGCAAAAGATGATGTGTTAGGTTCAATATCTTTCATTATCTACCTCAATATTTTTTTGAAAGGTACAGGTATAACAGCTTTATCAGAAATAGCAAGTTTTTTCTTTTTCTCTTCTAGCCAATCATCGGGGACATCTTTATCTGCATACAAGAACCCGTGCTTTTGGCACCAATCTGCGTATGTAGACTTAGCCCCCTTCCTTAATTTAGCGTTGGAGTTACTAAAAACAAAACGTATATCTAAACTAGGATGTTGTTTTTTAACACATAAATGTTTCATTCGATCGGCAGGTGTAAACCTGCCTTTGGTTTCAACAATTATCCCATTGGGAAGTAGGAAGTCTGGCGTGTATCTCCTATACGCCAAATCTTCCCATTCCACTTTTAGGCACTCGTATTGCACTTTACACTTCCTTGTGGTCAGGGATTGCAACACGCTGTGCTCTAACCCAGAACGATACCCATGTTTGAGTGCATTAATCCGTGTCTTGTTTCTTTTTATACTCATCAGCTATCTCTATGTATGCAACGATAGGCGGCTCCTTCGCCTGTGATGCAAGAGAGGGTAGCTCTTGTAGAGAGGGCCAACACTTGTATCTGTATTTACACCAACCGCACTCTTCAGATAACACCATGTTGCCTGTTGGTTTCTTACGAAATGTTTCTTCAACAGGATCGAAGCAACGCTTAAACTGATTATCTGCTAGCCTGTCTAATTTATCTTTAATGTTATTTAGAATTTCTTCATGCTCAATCGCCATGTCCCAAGCAGACACATATTTAAATTCGCCATTTGCTTTGTTGACTACCCACCATCCTCCGGGTTCAACAGCTAGTGCTTTGGCATATCCTGCAAGCTGTCCAATGTATCCAAACGAATCATGATCTT